AAAGGGACCAATCAGCCCAACAAGTTCCTCGACCCGAAGTCGGTGGAGAGTACGGAACCGTACTACTCAACTGGCGAACGTGACGACCGTATTCAGCAGGTGTACTATCAGGCTCTGGCCGAGTATTGGAGCGCCACTTCTGGCACCAATCCGGTATCTAGCCGCACCGGCGACAAGATGGTCGATCCCGACATGCTGTTCGCATGGACTTGGGATGCACGGCCTTGGCCTGTATTTCCGAGGTTCTTGGACGTGTGGTCGGACGGGGGGAACTACTCTGCGGGGCACTGGTTGCAAGGCAGGCAATGGATCGAAACGACCTGAACGACCGGCGAGCCGTATTCACCTTGATGGGCGAGTTGAGCGCGGATGTGAAGCACATTCTGTCCGCGCTCGACCGCAACCAGCGGGAGACGGAGAAGCTGAGAACTGATTTTCGAAACGAGACCGACGAAATTAAGGACCGGCTGACAAAGGTGGAGAAGTTTAATACGCGAGTAATCACGTATGCTAGCGTCGCACTTCCGATACTGACCGTGGCGATTAGTGGGGGCGAGGAACTTCTGTTCCGAGCGCTTATGTAAGGAGAGAAAGATGGCGAAAGGTGCAGCGAACGAGCAGACGCTCGGTAAACTGCACTCCCATCTCGCTCGCGTGTTCACGAGGGTGCTTGAAAAGTACGAACGTGGAATGGAGGCACTCGATGCACTCCCTCGCGACGAGGTTGAGAGTGAACTCCTTGAGGAACTGCTGAAGATCAGCGAGCCGAACCCGGCAATGCTGAGTGCTATCGCGAAGTTCCTGAAGGACAACGACATCGGTATGGACAGCGAAGCTGTGGAGGAACTCAACTCGACCCAGCGTCGTCTTGAGGAACGCCGCGCTGCGCGTAAGGCGGCGGGCCTGAACCTGTCCCTCGTACCGCATGTGGAGGCTTCGTAATGGCGAAGCGCGACCAGAGAGAGTTTAAGCCCGGTGAACGCTGGGCTGAACTCGACATGCTGAGAGCAGAATACCCGAACTTCAAGCCCTTCATCTTCGACGTGATGACCAGCCTGATGGGTTTCGAGTGCACAGACATCCAGCTTGACATCGCAGAGTTCTTGGAGTTCGGCCCGAAAGAGCGGATGATCCAAGCGCAGCGTGGTCAGGCCAAGACCACCATCACCGCTGCATACGCGGTGTGGCGGCTTATCCATGAGCCTTCAGCCCGTATCCTGATCGTATCTGCTGGCGGAACACAGGCCACCGAGATCGCGAATTGGGTCATCCAGATCATCCAGAACATGGACGAGTTGGAGTGCCTTCGACCTGACAGGTCTGCTGGCGACCGGGAGAGCGTGGAAGCCTACGATGTGCACCACGAACTCAAAGGCCCTGAGAAGTCGCCCAGCATTGCTTGCGTGGGCATCACGTCTAACATGCAGGGTAAGCGAGCAGACATCCTGATCGCAGACGACATCGAGAGCACGAAGAACAGCCAGACTGAGCACCAGCGTGAGCGCCTACGGCACTTGACTAAGGACTTCACGTCGATCTGTTCTCGTGGCGACATCATCTACCTCGGTACGCCGCAGAGCATCGACAGCATCTACAACGGGCTGTTCAGCCGTGGCTACACCATCCGCATCTGGCCGGGCCGCTACCCGACTGTGGCGGAAGAACCGAACTATGGTCAGTTCCTCGCACCGCTCATTCGGCGGCGCATGGACGATGACCCCTCGCTGCGAACTGGCGGTGGCCCGATGGGCGACCGTGGACAGGTCGTGGACCCGGTTCTACTCCCCGAGGAAACCCTGACGAAGAAGGAGATCGACCAAGGCGCGGCGTACTTCCAGCTTCAGCACATGCTGGACACTCGCCTATCGGACGCGGACAGGTTCCCATTGAAGCCTGAGAAGCTGGTGTTCATGCAGATCAGCGACCACAGCGCACCGCTCGAAATCTTCGTGCAGCGCAGCGACCGCACACTGCTGACGCTCCCGGCTGACTGGCCGGTGAACGATGCGTACTACCGGGCTGCTGAGTTCGGACGTGAACACGCCAGCTTCAACGGGTGCCATATGTACGTGGACCCTGCTGGCGGCGGGCAGAACGGGGACGAGACTGCGTATGCGGTCACGAAGTTCCTCGCAGGTCGCGTGTTCCTCGTGGCCAGCGGCGCAGTGCCCGGTGGGCTTGGAGAGGACAGTCTTGATGCCCTCACGGCTATTGCCGCTCGGTGGAAGCCGACCAAGATCGACGTGGAACGCAACTTCGGCAACGGCGCTTTCGCGCATGTCTGGCGACCCAACCTGCTGCGCGTGCACCGGGCTGAGATCGAGGACGTGTGGGAGAGTGGACAGAAAGAACTCCGCATCATCGACGTGCTTGAGCCTGTGATTGGCTCGGGCAGACTGGTGGTGGACGAGGGCTTGATCGAGAAGGATTGGGACGCCTGCAAGAGTTATCCACTAGAGAAGCGCGCCTCCTACAGCCTGTTCTACCAACTGTCGCGGATCACCCGTGACAGGGACAGCCTTCGGCATGATGACCGGATTGACGCCCTTGCGGGATCGGTGCGGCATTGGGTCGAGGCGCTGGCTCAGGACAGCATGAAGGTCGTGAACCAGACACGCAAGCGAGCGTGGGCTGAGCGCATGAAAAACCCGCTTGGAGATGGTCGCCCCCTCCCTGCGGCAACAATGGCGAAACTCGGACTTAACCGGCGTGCAGGAGCACTCGGGAAGGTTCGACGCAGACTTTGAAGGAGACTGCTATGTCTGAAGTGAAGAAAGAGGACGGCAAGGCCGTCGAGAAGGCCCCGGTCGAGAACAAGACCCCGGAGGTCAAGGTCGGCACGAACACGCTGACCATCCCGTGGCCGCAGGACCAGCAGGGGATGCTGGCCTCGCTCAAGAAGGGCGGGATCGAGGCTGCGAAGCGCGTGAACGGTGACAAGGAGAAGCTGAAGCGGCTCCTGACGGCCCTCAAGCTGATCGAGGCGCACGCCAAGGCGAAGTACGTGGCCGACGCGGAAGCCCGGGCGGCGGCGAAGGTGAACGCCATCTCGGCTCGCGCCCGTGTGCAGGAGAAGCTGGCTCGGCAGGCCGAGGCGAAAGCCGCGCAGTTCGAGGCGGCGGCTGCGGACATCCGCGCCAAGGCCGGGATCGCTCCGAAGCAGGGGGACTGATCCATGCCCGCAAACGCCGAGTTCTACAACGCTGTGCGGCCCTTGTTCGGGGGCCGTCTCAACCAGCATCAAGTGGACGGCATGAAGCGGATCGTGGAGTACGGCGAGGAATGGGGTTACGACCCGAATGACCTCGCCTACATCCTCTCCACGGCCAAGCACGAGACCGGAGGGTGGATGACACCGATCCGCGAGGGTGCACATCGCTTTGGCCCGGACTACACCGACGCTTCTGCGAAGCGCGCTGTGGCCTCGATCCATGCCAAGGGCATCATCAGCACGAACTACGCCCTTCCGGCAGGCCCTTACGGTCAGTCGTACTACGGTCGTGGCCTCGTGCAGATCACATGGTATGACAACTACCAGAAGTTCGCTCGCATCCTCGGTGTTCCGCTGGATGAGAACCCCGATCTGGCCCTTGAGTGGGACCACGCACTTGACATCATGTTCCTCGGAATGAGAGATGGGGTGTTCACCGGCAAGAAGCTGAAGGAATACGACTTCCCGGCTCAGTTCAAGCAGGCCCGAGTGATCGTGAACGGTGACAGCCACAAGAAGTGGGGCGGAAACGAGCGGATTGACGACCGGCTGGCCCGATACGCCCGCACGTTCGCAGCGGCTCTCCGGGCCTCGCAGGAGGGCGTCTCGCCCGAGCCTGCCGAGAATACCCCGACGCCCGTCAGGCCCGTCCAGCGCCCGGAAAACCGGCCCGCTGAGCCTGTCCCGGCACCTTCCCCGGCCCCGGCTCCCGAGGCCAGCCCTGAAACTCCCAGCAAGCCCGAGTCCACTGCCATCGAGCGTGGTTGGGAGTGGCTGTGGCCCTTCTAAGGAGGTCAGTATGGCCCTTCCTGCCGCACTACTGGCTGCGGGTCCGATAGCATCGGGCCTGTTCGGCCTCATCGACAAGCTGTTCACTTCCGACGACGAGCGCATGGCTGCAAAGCTGAAGGTGCTGGAACTCGAAAAGTCCGGTGAACTCGCTCAGATCGCAGTGAACGCCCAAGAAGCGCAGCACGGCAGCATATTCGTCGCCGGTTGGCGTCCCTTCGTCGGGTGGGTATGCGGTCTTGCGTTCACTTGGGCCTTCCTGCTCTACCCCATGCTCTCGTTCTTCGTGGTCGCCTTCGGGCTTCCCGTCGATCTCACCCTCGTTCCTGAACTCGATCTCGCTGCCATGATGCCCGTCCTGATGGGTATGCTTGGTCTCGGCGCGATGCGTAGCTGGGAGAAGCGCGAAGGTGTGGCCCGAGAGCGTCTTGACGCTGTAACCCCCGGTGGTGTTGATCGCCGGGCCAACTCAGGAGGCTCGTGATGAGTTATCCCACCGCTCCGAAGTACACCGGCGCTGTCCCCATCGCGGCTTATGACCCCACTCCGGGTGTTGCAGCTAACG